TGAGGCAGATCCTGATGAGGCAGATCCTGATGAGGCAGATCCTGATGAGGCAGATCCTGATGAGGCAGATCCTGATGAGGAAGCACCCAGAAGAATATAAATGTAGGAAAATTACCTACCCCCCCCCCTAAATGAATGCGGCACCAGATCTCTTTTAACCTTCTCTAAAAATTTTTACCCGATTTCACTACTTTTTGATTAAAGTATTATTTAAGTAATTGTTGTGTATTTGATTAAAGTACTATGCTGAAAAATTTTTTCTACTGTTTTGTATGCTTTTTGAATTAAGTAATGTGTGCCAGTGCCTTACCAGTGCCTAAATGATGGACAGTCATAGGAGAAGTTTTCTTACAAAAACACACTGCTCAGCCCAATGGTAGTAATGGTTAACGTGTTTTGTAGGAATTTAGACAGTACGTAAGTGCCTAAAAGTTGTCGAAAATTAGACACCCCAAAATCAATAAATGAAAAAACAAAAAAAATGTCAAAAAACCAAAACATTTACGTCTTTTAGGCACTCTAAATTCCTACAAGAATTATTTTTTTACAAATTATATTCTTTTATTCTTTTATTTATTATTTATTTATTATCTTTGTATAAAGAATATAGAATAAAGAATAGTATAGAGATATATTAAAAATTTTTCTATGGAACTAATACCAAAAGATATGGATGATAATGTATTTCACGATATTATAGAGCAAATTGAGGCTGGAGCTTCTGTTAAGTCTATATTAGATAAACCTAACTACCCTTCTCGCACTACTTTTTATGCTTGGATTAATAAGAATCCTGAATTAATTGAGTTATATAAGGTTGCTACTGAAATAAGAGCTGATGGTATCTTTGATGATATGTTGGTTATTGCGGATGATAGGTCTAATGATAGATTTTTAGATGCTCAAGGTAATGTTCAACAAAGTATGACTGCCGTAAATAGAGCAAGAGTTCAACTTGATACTCGTAAATGGGTATTAGGTAGAATGAACCCTAGAAAATATAGTGAGAAGCTTGATATTACTTCAGGAGGAGATAAATTAAAATTAGTTCCGATTATAGGAATGCAGATTATTAACCAAGAAGAATAAATTTACTACATTTATAATATGATAGGAATTTATAAGATAACAAGTCCGAGCAACAAAATTTATATAGGTCAGTCTATTGATATTAAAAATAGATTTATAAAATATAAATGTTTAGATTGTAAAAAACAAATAAGACTGTATCGTTCTTTTGTTAAGTATGGAATAGAAAGTCATTTGTTTGAAGTAATTTCAGAATGTACTATTGAAGATTTGAATGATAAAGAAAGGTTTTATCAAGATTTATATCAATGTGTAGGTAAACAAGGTTTAAATTGTATTTTAACTAAGTCAAGTGATAAAAATGGAGAGAGAAGTATTGAAACTAAATTAAAAATATCAAATACTTTAAAAGGTCATAAGTTATCAGATGAAACTAAATTAAAAATTAAAATCACTAATACTGGTAAAAAACATACAGAAAATTCTTTACTTAAAATGTCTTTAGTTCAAAAAGGAAGTAAACATACGGAAGAAACTAAAATTAAAATAGGTCTTTGGCATAAAGGAAAAGTTCAATCAGAAGAAGCTAAGCTTAAAATGTCTTTATCTCGTAAAGGAGTTAAATGGTCAGAAGAAGCAAGATTAAAAAGAGCTGAAAATAGAGTAAATAGAAATGAGTAAAACTCTTAGTATAAATGTTCGAGGTAATTTAAAGCAATTAGAGGCAATAAAATATTGGCTTGATGATAGTGTAATAGATATAGTTTTTGGTGGCTCAAAAGCAAGTGGAAAGAGTTTTATAGGATGTTCTTTAATATGTGCAGACGCACTGATGTATCCAGAAACACATTATTTCATTGCTAGAAAGACTTTATCTGATTTGCGTAAGTTTACTACTCCTTCTATTCAAGAGGTTTTGGCATTATGGGGAATAGGAGAAGATTATTATAACTTCAATGGTCAAGATAACTATTTTAAGTTTCATAATGGTTCAAAGATATTTCTAATAGATGCTAAGTATCTTCCAAGTGACCCTAGTTATATGAGGTTTGGTTCAATGCAGATGACAAGGGGATTTATTGAAGAAGCTGGAGAGTTCGATATTGAATGTAAGAATAACTTGCAAGCCTCTATTGGTCGTTGGAAGAATAAGGAATATAACTTAGCTCCAAAACTTTTGCAGACTTGTAATCCAAGTAAGAATTATTTATATAGTGATTATTATAAGGCTACTAAGGATGGTACTATACCTGACTTTAGGAAGTTTATTCAGGCATTACCAACTGATAATAAAACATTGCCAAAAGACTATGTACCCAACTTAATGAAAATATTAAGTCACAATGAGGTTCAGCGATTGGTTTATGGGAATTGGGAGTTTGATGATAATCCTTATGCGATGTTTGAGTATTCAGATATTCTTGGATTATATACAAATGAGTTCATAAAGCCAACTCAAGATAGGTATATGACTTGTGATATTGCATACACAGGTTCTGATAAATTTGTTATAGTTATTTGGAATGGATTTGTTGCTACCAAGATAATTGCAATTGATAAGATTGACGATACTATGGTTAGTAAGAAAATAAATGAATTGCGAATAGAAAATAGAGTACCTTTGAAAAATGTTATCTACGATGCCGATGGCTTGCAGACATTTACAAGAGCCTCAACAAAAATGGGTAACTTAGTTGGAGCAACTCCGTTTAATAATAATGGGCGACCAATTAAAATGCACGGAAAGACTGAGAACTTTAAGAATTTAAAAGCTCAATGTTATTGGTATTTTGCAGAAGCTGTTAAGGATTCAAAGATGTTCATCCAAGAAGATAAATATCGTAAGCAGGTTATTGAAGAATTAGAGCAAATAAATAGAAAGCCATTAGAGGATGATGGTAAAATAGCATTGGAGAAAAAGGAAGAGATTAAAAAACGAATTGGTCGTTCGCCTGATTTTTCCGACGCTCTAATGCTTAGGTTTTTTCCAGAATTAAAAGGAAAACCTAGGTTAAGTATAATTTGGTAAATAAATAACTATGATATTTAAAACGGATGAAGAAGCTATATTAGCTATCAAGAATAATTTAAAAGTTAATGAGGAATTTATCGAAATGCGTGAGAGTTCTGATGAACTTAAAGCGTTAGTAGATGGAGAAGATTTCATTGAAGAATTAATAGAGAAAATTGAGAACATTGAAAGCGGAGTGAAAGCTGAGGCAAGGATGAAGTACTCAAGAAATATCAAAGATTTGTATGGTAGAATTTTTCAACCTATCGATAATATCCATTACGCTACTGGAGGAGTTAAAGACTATGATATTCTTAACCCAACAATAAAAGCAGAATTTTTAAATAAGATTGCAAATATTAGAGATGGAAAGCCATTAAGTGAATGGGTTCAAAACTATGCAATTAAATTAATGAATACAGACCCTAATGGTTTGATGTTCTTAGAGTATACTACAGACCCTATTGTAGATATTTATCCAACTTATAAGTCAATTGAGAATATTAGATATTATGAATCTAAAGGTCAAATGATAGAGTATGTTATTTTTGAACCTTGTACTGAAGATAGAAAAACTACTTGGAGAGTTGTTGATGATTTAATTGATAGAACTTTTGAGCAAATTGGAAGTGAGTATAGACTTATTCCTGAACTTACGTTTCAACATCCATTTGGTCAAGTTCCTGCATTAATATGTTCTAATATTCAGCAAGCTGGAGAAGAAGAAAGATTATCAGCTATAGACAATATTATTGATATTTCTAAGGAATATGCTCGTGACCAATCTTTTCTTACATTATATAAAATTTATAAAGCAAATCCAATCTTTTGGAAATATGTTCAGTATTGTGGAGATTGTGGTGGTACAGGAAAAGTAGAAGAAGAAACTTGTAGTACTTGTGATGGTCATGGTAAAATGATGGGTAAAAGCGATGTAACAGGAGTTGTTGAGCTTCCAATACCTGACGATAGAGATAGTCCAATTATAGCACCTAATATCGCTGGATTTATATCTCCTGACTTAGATGTTTGGAAACAATATAGCGAAGAATTGAATACTCTTGAAGAAAAGATGTATAAAACACATTGGGGAACAAGTTTTGGTATTCAGAATATTAGTAATGTAGCTAAAACTGCTACTGAGATTATTCATAATAAACAGCCATTAGAGAATCAATTAAATAAATATGCTGATTACATTGAGTATGTAGAATGGAAATTCTGTGAATGGATTTTAAATTTCTATGATTTATCAAAAGACAAAAACGAAAGTAGAATAACAATCAACCTTGGTAGAAGATATATTGTAGAAAGTTATGATGTTTTATTGGAAAGATACGAAACTTCTGTTAAGGCTGAAGAGAATAGTGTGGTACTGGATAAGCTATTTGGCGAATATTTATCTGCTAAATATAGAAACAATCCAATTGATTTACAGATTAGCTTGTTAAAAATGAGGATTGAACCATATTTACACTTACCTTTACAGTCAGTATTTCAATTCTTTGGAAATGAAGAAACTCAAAGAAAAGTATTGTTTCAAAAATGGTGGCAAACTGTTACTGATTATTCTAAGTCAGAAGAAGTTCTGAATAGTGAATTTGATAGTTGGTTTGAATTAAATAAAAAGGTAGTAGCTCCACCAGTTGCTACTGTAACTAAAATTTTATAAATATGGTAGCAGTTTATGTATTGCACAAATTAGGCAGAGAAGGAGGGGGATTTAATCCTGATTATAAATTAAGCATTGAAAGACCTCTACATTTAGTTCACAAATCTTATGCTGAAACTACAAATGATAATTGTAGGATTAATGGTCTTTGGTATGAGAAAGATGAGAAAGCTACTAAACTTCATTTAGAAGGAAAGGATTTCTTAGCTTTTGATGAAGTTGATGAAATTAGTAAAGAAGATTTAATTGCTGAATATGAATTACTTTCAGGAGATAAAGCTAAGCCCAGGTGGCCGACCAGCCG